CTCGGGATTGATGGCAACCACCACATGCCCCGGCAGGTCTACGGCAGCGAGATAGGTCTTTTCTGCACCCGACAGACCGGTAAGACCCTGCGGGCCACGCACACCAGCAACACCAGGCTCACCCTGCATCCCGCGATAGACGGGGCTCAGCAAAAAAGGTAGTTCGGCAGGGGTTTCAAAATCAATGGAAACCTCACCGAGCAAGGCAAAGCTCAGCGTGAAAGCAACGACGCCGCCAGCGCTTTGGAACTGAATGTCGAACGGTTCGATCATTCCGTCTTATCCGGCTGGAGCTGCACCGCGAAGGTGGCGCTGCTGACGCTGAATGGCTCAGGTTGTGCCGATTCGTCAGTAAATTTGACATCCCCCAGGTATCGGCCGGGCGACCAGCGGGCGGTTTCAGATGCTGGGCTGTAAAGGCGCAGCAAATAGCGCGTTTCGGGGGCCGTAGGCGGCACCAATGTGGCAGTCAGCGTGCGCCGTGTGCCAGTCAATTTATGCACCAGCACGGATGACGCCGACCAAACTCCAGCTGGCAAAACACCGGGCGGTAGGTACCCCGCAAGCGAAAGTGTGTTCCCTCGCTTGAGGCCAATCGTCGGTGTCGCCATGAAACTGCCCTTTGTGTAGTGGGCGCAATCTTCTTTCCTACGTGGCCGTCAGACGTGTCCTACTTTCCCATTCAGCGTCGGCCCGCCAGCAACTTGCCGAGCCCTTGAATCTGCTTGGCGATGCCATCGAAGCGGGCGAACAGCGCCATCGACAGCTTTTGGCGGCCCTCTTGGTTTTTCCGGTAGTTCCCGAAGGCCGTGGACTGGTAGAAGTCGGCCACGTCGCTCATGTGTGTGGCAAGGGCCAGCGGCAGCGCGGTGTGCGCGTGCAGCGCCAGGTCGGCGGCTTGGTTGATAAGGTCAGCCAAATAGGCGGCGCGATATTTCGCTGACACAGGAAGTGGCGAGAAATCGTGCCGGGGCATGACCGGCCCCCTCTTTCCCGTTGGCGATAAAGATCACGCCGTCGTCGTCGAAGTCGACATTGAAGAAATGCGCCAGCGCCTGGTCGCCGTCGACATAGGCCGCGTACAACTTATCGAAGTGCGATTCCGGCAAGGCCTTCAGCAGCGTCATGCGAGCCGTCAGCATTTCCTGGATGGCAATGTCACCCAGCGCCGCCCAATCCGCCAGCGCCTCACCTTTTTTGAACAACCGGGCGGCCATGGCCCCCACGATCCAATCCCCCCGGTTGTGACATAGCAGTTCCAGCGCTTGCACATGCACACCCAGCAGAGGCCGCAGCACGAACTCCTTTTCGTTCACCATGCCCAAGTCGGTTTCATCGTGCGTAGAGTCCCGCGTGAAGTCCACGTAGTCCGACAGCTTGGAATCACCGACAGAAAAATCAGGGCCGTCGACGGTGACGTGTGCCAGGTAAATCACAACCAGCAGCGTGCGCTCTTCCACGGTCATCAGCAGCGGGTCGGTCACAAACGCAGGCCGGGGCTGGTCGGCGTCCTTTGCGATGTTGCGCAGCAGTTCCGTGTTGGTCAGCTCATAGCGCTGGCCGGGCAGCTTGCAAAGCGCCACGGCTTCGCCAAGCGTCAGCTCTTTAAGGCGGACAGAGATGCGGCGTTGCCGTGTGTGCGGGAAGTTGATCATGGGGTGTCAGTAGTTGGAAGCGCCGCGATTGGAGCTACTGCGAATCTCACGCCAGTCGTCCTTGGAGTCCAGGCCGGTGAGGGTCGCCAGCTGTAGCACCATGGCCGCATGGGTCAGCGTGCCCTTGGCGTCACGCGGCCCGGTCAATGGGTATGGGATGGCCTCAATCACCAGCGGTGCCCACAGCATGTCCGCATACTTCATGCCGATGATCTGCGGCACATCGGATGCAAAAAAGGCTTGATTGCCACCCAGTCCGGCCGCCAGTGGTCCGTCGGGTGCAATGGTCTTTGGCAGCGCCCAGGCCATGAGCCGGTTCATCGGTTCACGCACCTCTGAAATCGCGTCCTGGTAGGCGCGAAAGTGGGCGGTGACGCTGATCTTGATGGGCTGCATGCCGTTGAAGACCTGCGTGGAATTGAGCTTCGTGAAGTTGCTCTTGCCCTCCAGGTCTTTGGCCGTCTTGGCGACACCATCGAGCGCGCCTGCAGGTAGAAGGTTCTGCAGCGAGGTTATGAGCGAAGAAAATCCGCCCGCCTGAATCAGCGCTGAGAACGATGAAAACTTTTGATCAGGGCCGACGTTTTCAAAGGGCGATTGCCAATTGAGCGTAGTGTCGATGTTGCCGTCGGTCAGAGGGGCGCGTACCTCGGGCTGCTCTAGATCGCGCATCCACCGGATAGTTTTCTTGTCTTCGGAAGCACGTTTCTTGACGGCGAAAAAGGTCGCAATCAGGTGCGGGGATAACCCGCCCCACTGTGAAGTGAGGGCAGGAACCGCCCCCGACTGCGACGTGTCAGCCATCGATTACAGACCGGCCCGGCGGCGAATCTTCATCGACTTCATGCGGTGCATGCGGGCCGATGACGAACGCGACTTGAGGCCAGCCTTTCGGATGGCGACTTTCTGACCAGCGGACAGGCGGACGTGGCCGGACACGCGCTTGTTGATGCGAACCTTCTTGCCTGCACGAATCACCATCTTTTTCTTGTAGACGGCATCGAGCTTGGCATCACCGGACGACACACCGGCCAGCACGCTGTCCATGACGGACTCAGACGACTCAGCATCGAACGTGAAGGCATCCACATCGGCGTTGTCTTCGTCAGCGCCGTCACCCTTGACCAGTTCGGCTACACGGTCACCGGCTTCGGCATCGGCGGACTCCAACAGGGCCACCACGTCGGCTTCGTCAGCGCCCTTTTCGATCAGGAAATCCGCCATGGCGTTCAGCGCGATGTTGATCACTTCGGATTCGTCTTCGGTGATTTCGCCGTCCTTGTTTTCGTCGGCGATACCCACGGCCATAGCGATCAGGCGATCAGCCATGCTCTCGCCTTCATCCAGGTCGGCAGACGCGGTGCCCGCCCATTCCTTGACGGCGGCGGCGGCGGCGGCGCGGATGTCGTTGACGGCGAACTCGCCAGCAGCATCAAGCGTGGCTTGCGCCAGCTCTGTTTTTTTGGCCTCTGCAGAATCGAGCATGGCCTTGGTGGGCGGCTTGGCAAAGACGCCAAGTTTTTTGAGGTCGGCGGATGCCGAGTGGCTTGCGAACATTGTGAGTTCTCCTTATTTAACGAGCGTTTGCTGAACAATCACTTGACGGGCCACACCGTCATAGGACGTGTAGTAGTCGATGAGCACCAGGTCAGCCGGGCGCACTTCGCTGGCCTTGACCGTGAACTGGTACGCGGCATTGCCGGGCAGATTCTTTGCGGGAACCAGCCAGTCGGATGCTTGCGCGTCGGCCAGCAAGATGTCCATGAAAGCGGACATCAGCTTGATGTACTGCTTCATCGGCAGCTGCAGCAACTCTTTGGAGTAGAGCGTCACCCAGTTGTCCATGGATGCGGACATTTCAGCCACAGATTGCAGCTTTTTGTACGACACCACGGTCCTGGCCGAGGTCAGTGAGTCGGTGAAAACGAACCGGCCACCGCCGTTGTAGGTTTCGTAGATGACCGGGTTGACCTGTGCTTTTGCCAAGTCGGAAAGCTCTTGCTCTTCGGGCTTGAACAACTGGCGGACTGCCACGCGATTCAACGGGTAGTTCTTACCCGCAATTGGGAAGTTTTTGGGCGCAAAACCCTTGGCGTTGATTCGCGCATTGCGTGCGCAAGCCAGACCCGCCTGGTAGCCTCCAGCGCCCCACACAGCACGGCCGCCGTTCAATGGGTCTTCCGCTTCCAGCGGTGTCCAGTTGAAGTGCAGGTAGTGGCTGTCAAAATTCAACGCCAACGCCCAGTCAATTGCGTCTTCAGGTGCCAAGTTGCCCGGCACATCCACCTTCATCGGCAAGTTGGCTTCGATGGCGAATGAGGCCGCTTTTGCAACCAGCGACACGTTTTGTGAGCCACCGCTGATCAGGTAGCCAAAAGGCGTGATTGCATTGCGCAGCGCAGAGACACAGCGGTCGTAGTCCGCGTTCACGTAGGTGGTGCCGCCTTCGGTGAAGCACACCAACGTGGGAGACACGGCGAAGTTGTCCTTGCCCGCCAGTGAGCGGCCATAGGCGTTTGAGGTTACCGGGAGCTGCGCACCAGTGGCAACCACCAATTCCACAGAGCCGTTGCTGAGCGTGGCGGCCACGTCGGGCAGGTAGAGGCTTTTGCCAAAGTCATCTTTGGCGCTGGATTCGGTAGAACCCGTGAACTCATGCAGGGTCACTCCTTTGGAGTCCAGCACGCGCAACGTCATCACCGTGTTTGGTGTAGGCGTGCCGCCCAATGGCGTCGAATCCGCATGCAGCGCCAGCTTGATGCCGTCGTTGAAGCAGTCGTTGTGCATCAGGTACATGCTGAAGCCAGCGGTCGGCGCAGTGGGCGAAGTGCTGAATTCCACTGTTTCAGCGCTGCCCGTGGGCGTGCCGCTGAAGTTGACCACGGCATAGAGCTTGGCCGCCGCGCTGGAGGTCAGGCGCTGCACCACAGCTTCGTAAGCGCCATTCTCGAGCGCTTCATACAGCTGCAGCTTGGCCTCATTCAGCGCGTTGACACGCGGTGATTCAGCAAGGCCAGTCTTGGCGATAAAGTTGCTTCGGTTGACCCGAAACGGCCGGTCAATACGGCCGCGCGTCAGGCGCGCAATGACCGCAACAACCTGGTCTGAATTATCGGGGGACACGCCGTCGGTTTGATCCGCCAGCGGGTTGAGTTGAACACCCGGCTGGGCACCCAGTTGACGGACAAAGGAACGGAAGCCGCTCATGGAAGCACCTCGATTTTTATGGGGTTAGACCAGCTCAACCACAATCGCTTTTGGCGACAGGTAGTTCTCCAGCACCAAGTTGCGCAGGCTTTCCGAAACCGACTGAGCGTGCTCTTCGTCGTGAAGCGAAACGATTGCGTTGCCACCAGCAGCAAGGAAGGCCCCGGTGATTTTTTCTGCCAGGGCGATGGCGCTGTTGTTCAGAATTCGCACTTGGCAGGGGAACTCAAAAAACACATCGTCTTTATCGTCGATTCCGGCCGCATTCATGGCGTCGACCAACGCCTGAGCTTGTTCGCGCGCCACGTCAGCAGGTTCGCTACCCTCCATCGTGATCAACAGGTCAGCATCAGGCTTAGACAAAAACACGGCCTTTGCTTCGGCCAGTTCGGCGTCTTCGGCAGACTGGCCTTCGCTGGCAGCAGAAAGTTTCGCAGCTGCATCAACCACTGCCGATACATCCACTTTCGCGGATTCATCGGCAGCGGTATCAGCCGCTGCAAGGGTGGTACGTTTAGCCATCCCGATTGACTGGCTTAGGCCAGGTTGGTCAGGTTGATTTCAGCGCAACCCAGGGCCGACGGCTCATGCGGATTCACCACCGTGAAGTCGCGTGCGTACATGGCCGCATTGCGCTTCAGGTCAGACTGCATGTTCAGGTCCAGGAAGGTCGGCGACACCGCGTCACCCAACACCACCGGGCAGCGCGCGACTTGGCTGGAACGGCCAATGGCGATGATTTTGGCGGTGGTCAGGTCGGTGGCTTGAGTGGCAACCTTTGGCGAGTAGTACGCCTCGTACTTGCCGAACAGACGGCCCAGGCGGTAGATGCTTGGGCGGGCCACGATGCCGCTGGACACGAACATGTCCGCAGGCAGGCTTTGCATGATGCCAGCGAGCCACGAACCGACGTAAATGTGAGTTACACCGTGGTCCATGGTGTCGTTCGCCATCTTCTGGTCAACCACCGCCAAATTGGCCTGCAGGTCTTGCCAGATTTGCGAGCGGTTCATCTGCGCGCTGCGGCTGTTCCACGCAAAGTCAAACGTGTTGACGTTATTTTTTGCCAAGGATGCAGCCATGCGCAGGGCCAAGTAGTGGCGCTCCAGCGCCATCTGCGAACGGATTGCCATCAAGGCTTCAGAGCTGCCATCCAGACCCAATTCGTTGCGCAGCTGGGTGCTGGAATCAATGGACAGGCTGGTCATCACGCGCCATGGGTTGGCATACAGGTCGTAGGTGTTGGCGCGAACCAGCACGGACGGGATCAATGCCGGGGCGACTTCGTAGTCAACGAAACCTTGCGCCACCACTTCGGTGCCAACGGGCAGCGTCGGGGTGATGGAGGTCAGACTGACCGCGCCGGTGGCGATGGTCACAGAACCCACGATGGCGTAGTCGGTGGTGCCCAAGCGGACGGTGCCGGACACTGGAGCGGTAGCACCAGAGCCTTGAGCGGAATCCACTGCGGCGACCTTGCCGTTCACGTACACGATGGTGCGGCCACGCAGGACGGGTACACCGGGGCCAGCGGCGTCACAGTAGCCGGGATCGGCAACCAGGTTGGTTTGCGTGAACTTTGTGGTGAACGGCGCGGTACCCGTGATGTCGATCTTGCCCATGCGCGAAGACGATGCGTAGACGTTGCCTGCGGACGTACCATCCATCAGACCGCCGACCACGTAGTCGCCGTACAGCGAACCGGCTTCGTGCTGCAGGATTGCCAGCTTGGCTTGGTTTGAGGCGATGTCCACCGGCAGATAGCTGGCAAAAGGAATGGCCTCAGCAATGGCCGTCAGGATTGCCACGACTGCGCGGTTGGGCTGCAGTGACATCGGGTCGGAATGGCTGGAGCTGGCCGAGTTGGCGATGGCGTCCAACATGGGGCGACCATCAGGGCCGATCATGTCGTAGGCGACGCGGCCTTGTTGCAATGCGGCTTCAACCACGTCAGCGGTCGGCGCGGTGCCGTGCTGAGCGGTGAAGCTGTCAATGCCTTTGGTCACGGCGTCGAGGATGCGGGACTGGTCTTTTCCGGCAACCTTGCCAAGCACGTCTTGCAAAGCAGCAGGTGCCTTGAAACCGGACTCGTTTTGGATGCCATCGAGGATGGATTCGGTGTTACCACCGGATGCCTTTGCAGCTCCAACATTGTCGAGGAACTCCGCGACTTCATTGGTGCGCTCGGTGCTGTATTTGGCGACTTGGTTCAAGAGTTTTCTCCTAGGATGGAACCGCACAGCACGGCGACGTGCCAATGCTTGAAACCGATTCTTTTCCTTGGCGACGCTCTCTCAATGGGTCGTTTTCCAATTTGAAAAGCCCGCCGAAGCGGGCCTTTTCGTGGCGATTTGACGCTTACGCGGTGGTCGTTTCACCCATGATTTCAGCCAGCTCTTCGGTCGCCATCTGTACAGCCTCTTTCAACGCATCCCGCTTTTGCTTCTTGGCCGCCAGCATGGTGGTGCGGGACACGCGCACGCTTGGGGGTAGCGGCACCTTGATGCGGGCCAGAGCGCGCTGGAATGCAACCCGCTTTTTGTCCAGCAATGCGCCGATTTCAGCGATGGCTTTGGCGTGGTCATCCTGCTGGCGCAGAGGGGTGACGGTGCCATTGATACGGACCTCAAAAACGTCACCCGTGGACTTCACACCCATGGTGACCGTCTGGCCGTCAGCGAACGTGAAATCGATGTTGCGAAAGGCGAACCCGGCGCGCTTGGATATGGCCTTGGCGAACTCTGCGCTCACGACTTGCACACCCGCACGGGTGAACAGGCGCGTGGCTTCGCGGATCGCTTTGGCGTTGTCGGATGGGTTTTCGACGTTGAAAATCAGGTTTTTCATGGTGGTCCTTGGGTTGTTCAGTGAGGTGCTGAGGTATCGTTTCCATCACCCTGCTCGGTGTGAACGTGCGTCTTGCCGATATTCGTTCCGTCGTGTGTAACGGTGCCGCCAATGATGTTGACCGGCCCTTGAATCGAAGCGCCTGCGCCGCCAGGCCCTGCCGCAGTAGTCAATGCACCGGCAATGGTGGTTTGAGCTGTCAAGGCATGCGTCGCGGCGCTGTGTGTCGAAGTGGCAGCCGTGGTTTTCATTGCACCACCCACACCCACAGTCTGGTTGCCGCCGATGTTTTCCTGCACGTTGCCCGATACGTTCCAGGTCACGTTGCTTGCGTTGATGATCAACTCATTGTCAGCCGTGATTTCAATGTTCGGATGACGCCAGCGCCGCCAGTTAGTCGGGTTGCCTTCACGCTTTGAACGTGCTCCCGTGATGATCGGGAATCGCGGGTCACCGCACTCAAACTCAAGCCATACCGGGTCGCCCACCTGAATGCGAATCTCGGTGTGGTTTTTGCTGTTGGCATCATCGGACCGGTCGCCGATTGGGTATTCAATTTCAGCGACCGGCAGCACATTGGACCCGTCGGTGACACCTGGAATGCGCACGCGGCAGGTGCGGCTCGGGCCGTCATAGCTCGCCACCTCGCCAGGCCACTTGCCGTAGAGCGGGCCGTCAGTCATCGTGCCACCTCTCCAAGCCATAGCTGGGTGAATTCTTCGCCCTTGCCTTCGTCGGTGGCAGCCGCCCGGACGTGAGCTGCCGTGATGACGATGTGAGGCCGACCGCCGATGTCCATGCGCGTTCCGGCGTTCAAGTCCGTGGACAGGCCTTCGCGCATCTTGCGGCGCTGAACCAGGGCGATACCCATGTTGTTCAAAATCCGTTGGTCCGCCCGAGGCCGGTAGACCATGCCGCGCGCCACCTCACGCCGTGACGTGACAACCGAACCGCCCTGCGCGGTGCTGACCACAAAGGGCAGCGCGTGACGCTCCAGAAAGTCGCTTGACACCTCTTCGGCGCGGTCTACCGGGAACGTGATCGCGGCCGGTGCTGCAATCAGTTCAGCCAAGCGGCGAAAGCGAATCTTGCCGCGCGAGTAAAAAACGACAGCCGCCTCTTCCTGCAGAACACGCGCAATTGCAGGCGTTGGGTACATCCCAATGAAGCAGCCAAAAGAGGGAATCGCAAAGTCAGACTCCACCACCGCCGTGCAGCCAATGGATCGGTAGATTTCGGCAAATGTGGACCCTTCTCGGATGACGCTGCGCTGCAGCCGTCGGCCCAGCGCTGCGCAAGATTCAAGAATCCCGTAAGCAGTTGTGGTGCCCACCTCACGCGCACCGCGCTGAATGCCGTCGGTGCGGTCTGCATCGACTCGGACCAGCTCGTAGGGCGTGCGGTCAACACCCACAAGCACGATCTTGCCCGCCACGATGGCAGCGGCGGTTTCGCGGGTATTGAGGGTCGTGATTTCGACGGTGGACGGGATGGGCGTCAGGTCAGTGCGCAGGGTGACGCGGGGAACCAGGTCGCCGCGCAACGGTGTGCCGTCAGCGGTGAAGACCTCCACGTCACACCTCAATCAGCACATGGACGTAGCACTTCATGGGGAGTGTTTCGTTCTCCATCATGGTGATGTCCTGCACGATTTCGGACACGCTGCGGCCAAACACGTCCACGCCCAGCCCACGGGTGGCTTCGATCATCGTGGCGTTTCCACGCTCAGCGTAAAGGATGAAAAGCGGGCGGATGATGGACCACTCACCCGTACTGATTTCGGTGTCCTTGTCGATCAGCTCAATGTTTTTAATGGGCAGCGCCATCCGTTGCCCAGGCTCAGGCTCAGCCACTACCGGGTAGGTACCGCCCTCGCCTGGCGCGGACAGCAGAACATCAGACTGCGAGACGCTGGCGATGTCGCCGTAGCCCGCGTAATACCGCGCGGCTTCCACGGCGATCTGCACCATCTGATTTTCGTCCACAACCCAGCCCGGCAGCGTTGCCAGATATTCGGTTGCAAGCTCTTCTATTGTCATTGAGGGCTATGGCGCGTGCGATTACTGGCTCAGGTCGTTGCCTTGCAACTCACTGCCGAACCAGTTGTAGAACAAGGTTCCATTGATCAGAGTGAGTTGGCTGCGGTTCTCCCAGTCGCGGTCTGAAGCATCGGGGACGAACAGGCATCCCACCAGCTTGTAAGCGCGCGTGAACTTGTCCGGGGTACCTTCGTACACGGTGCTATTGAATTCACCGCCAGCGGCCACGATGTCTTTCATGAATTTCATCACGCGACCACCCTTGGTTTCTGTAAACGTGATGGGGCCTTGCTGTGCCGTGTTGACTTGCTGGCCCATCCAGGTCTTGCCACCGCTTGGCAGTGCAACCTCAATCTCACCCATGGAGCCGATGGTGGGCCACGGGAATTGCTTGGTCAGCAGAGCCAGGTCGGCATTGCCTTCAATCTCAAACCACGCATCCGAGTTGATGGACTTGGTGCCGAGGGCTTTGGTGGCGTTGTAGAAGCCGCCCAAAACGGCAGCGCTGGAAATGGTCATGGCAATGGCCCTCGGTTGAATAGCTTGCGAATGCCGCAAGTCTCAGATCAACCCCCACTCCACCGCTGGCCGCTTTTCCCGTTCGCAGATTTATTTTCTGATAACTGTTGTGCTTGTTACTTCTGTCGGCTACACTTGTTATCGTAAACTCATTTGTGCAAGGCGCTACGGCGCAATTTAAGGGAATACCATGAATAAAACAGAAATGATCGAACACATGGCGAAGGACGCCGATTTGTCAAAGGCGTCCGCCGCGCGCGCGTTGAATTCCTTCTTGGCCCGCGTCAAATTCCAGTTGCGCAAAGGGAATTCTGTGACCATCTTGGGCTTCGGCAGTTTCACTGTCACCAAGCGCGCGGCACGCACCGGGCGCAATCCGCGTACCGGTGAAGCCATCAAGATTCGTGCGACAAAGGTGCCTAAATTCAAGCCAGGCAAGGGCTTAAAAGATTACACGAACCAACGCTAAGGCTGCAATTTGATTGCAGCTTTAGCTATCAATATAAGAGCTAATCACATGGATAAATTACCATTGTCGTTGCGCCTGAGAAATCAGGCTGCTACCACAGGGCTGGATGCGGTGGCCGAGATTCTGATTGAGGCGGCTGACGCATTAGATGGTGCGGTTGGGCTGGATGGCCTGCGCAGTTCAGTTAAGCCATCGGCGGCCGAGCTGGGTGAATTTCTCTTTTCTTTTGAGGGCTTCACCGGGTGGGTCAACAACGCGCAATACCGCTGGAAGGCATTTTCAGTCCGCCCCGATGACACGGTGTGCATCGACTCCAAAGGTCGAATCTGCCGAATTGGCCGTCACTTTATGGTGGCGCGAGATGAAGGCGCATTCCCCGTCAACGTGTACCGCATCCGTGCGGACATGAAGGGCGGTGTGCAGTGTTGACCAAGGCAGAAAGCCGCCTTTGGTCGATGGCAATGGCGCAAGCAAATACGGGAGTGAATACATGATCGATTACCCCATGGTGCGCGTCAAGCACATACCGCTTCACCCACCGCGTAAAAGCACCCCCGGCGAGGGAATCTATCTTGAACTGTGGAAGGAGTGGGCAACATCCCGCCCCAACGACTGGTTGGCGATTTTTGAAACAAACGGCCCGGTGCGCCAGCGCGCGGCTTCCGTGGCCGCATCGTTCATGGTGTTCATGGGCTGTAACGGCGGCAGATGTTTCACGCTCACTGCGCAGCGATTTGCCGACCAACAAATGTTTTGGCACCTGCGCTCGCATGCGTACCTTGCAGCTTGGGCGTTGGAAAACCAGCGGTCCCACGGGGTCAACTCCGGCCTGCGTACCAGTGAGTACATGCTCGCGCAGGAACACCCAATCAGCAAAGGTGTCATGGGTGGCCGGGTTGTGCGGTCGCTGGTTCCAGCTATCACACAAGAGGACAACGACATCCTCGAAAGCATGGTTCGCTGGTGGTCAAGCACGACGGCCCAGGCAATGCGATCCGTTGCCGAACCGATGATCGAAGCTGCGAACGCAAAACTTCGCTCTGGTATTTTTCAATATCAAGGGGATTCATCGTGAGTTTTTCAAGCGAACTTCAATCCCGGTTCAAGTCCCAACGCGCACGTCAACAGCGTAGTGCTGCAGCATCGGCCCCAGTTCACCCGACCAAAGGCGTGTGGGGCGGCCTGTGCAATCGCAGCGCCTGCCTCAAGCCTGGTGCCCGTTGGTGGAACTTTGGTTCACACGCCTACTACTGCGAGTCCTGCGCGTATTGGCTCAGCGAAGACGTGGTGAACAAACGCGACGCGGAAGAAACGTGGGGCAAGGGCAAGCGGCTGTGCGAGTTGCAGCCGACGGCCGAAAGTCTTCCGAAACGTGAGTACACGGGAGTAGGCACATGAACTTCCTGCTGCGCGACCTGAAGGCGGCCGGGACGATGCAACACGACTGCATTGCCTTCGGTGATGACCGCCACATCAAACACATGATGGACAAGTTCCCCGGCCGGACCGTCATGCACATGGGCGATGACGTGCGCCCTGGCCCGTACTGGGCTGTCCACGCCTCTGATGTGCCTGCCTTGGAAGCCGCTGGCTACCGGGTTCGCATTGCCGCAACTGAAACTCCAACCCCTGAAAGCCGACCATGAAACTCACCCTGATCACCGTTCTGACCCTGACCCTTGCCAGCACCTGCGCCATGGCCCAACCCGTGGAGCGCTTCAAAAAGCGCGACGGTGTGGTGGACCTGGTGCGCGGCAATGGCGGCGTCAAGTTTGAAATTCAAAGCGTGCGTGGACAGAGCCAATGCACACTGGAAGGCGCTGCCACCTTTGTCGACGCAAACCGGGCCGCCTACACCAGCGAAGACATGGCCGACACATGCGTGGCCCTGTTGAACTTCACCGGCGGCAAACTGAAGGTGACGACAAAGGGTTGCGATTCACAGTGCGGCCTGAACGCTGGCGGAACCATGGACGGTATCTACAGCGCCGGGCGCTGAGCTTACCCGCCCATGCCGCCCATGCCCCCGGTGACGATGTGCGCAATGCCCCGGTCGTTCACGTTCTGGCCGGTGCGCGTTGGCATGTTCACCGTCACCGCCGTTCCCCGATCCGCGCCGCCGCCATTCAGTTTGGTCGGCGGTGCTGTCACGTCCGGCATCGGTGGGATAGTGACCGGCACAGACGGTGGCACGTTCGATGCAGGCACGCTTGGCAAATTGCTGGCCGCCACTGACGCCGGAACTGCGCCCGACGGGATGCCACTGGCAGCATTCAAGCCAAGCAGCGATGCTTTTTCATTGGTGGCCCGAGCCAACGTCCCCGCGCGCTGATTCGCTGACGAACTTTTGAAAAGCGTGTCGTTGTTGGCCGCCTTGTAGTCCTGGATGGCGCTGACAAATTCCGCATCCGTGATGGTGGCAGCATTTTTGCCTTTCAGCGCGTTCTGGATCAGCTTTGAGTTGCCACCAAATTGCACGGATGTCGACCATGCGGCATCCTGCACCGCCGCGCCCCGGCCTGAAATATCAATGCCGTCTTTTTTGAGCCCTGAAACCATTGGGTCGTAGTGCGTGGCCTTGATGAAATCGTGCTGCGACTCGCCAAACTTCGGATCGGTTTTTGCGACCTCCTTCCATTTTGAGTTGAACGCCTCGGTGCCTGGCTTCATGCCCTCAAACTGCGAACCGTAGCCTGAGCTTTTCAGGTACTTGTCCAGCGTGCCCATTTTTGATGAAAGTTGGTAGGTGCCATAGCTGGCCCCGCCGTTGTCACCCTTGCCGGTGGAGACGGTCCCCGCACCGCCCGTGCCGGACTCATAACGCTTGGAAGTCTGACCCAGCACCCAGCCCGATGCCGTGCCCGCCGCGCCACCCACCGCCCGTGCAGCGCGCTGGGCCATGTTTGTCGGCGCTGCCACATCTGTTGTCCTGCCACGCGCCGCGTCATAGCCTGCACCGGCCTGCGATGCAACCGCCTTCGTTGCTGCGACCACAGCCCCGACATCACGCCCCACCGCTTGAGTTGCAGACATTGGCGGCGCGCCCACCACGCCGCCCTTGCCTTCGCTGTAGCCTTGGGAAGCCTCAGCTGCCGTAGCCTTTATCGCGTCAGCCGCTTTTGCATAGACACCACCGATGACCGGCAGCTTACGCAGCGCCGCGTCTATGCCGTTCAGCACCTCACCAATCTTGTCCGGGAAGGTCAGGAACGACTTGATTGCCCCGGTGAATGCATCGGTGGCCGTCTTCCATGTGCTGGAGATGCCATTGACCACGGTATCGATTCCGCCAGTGACGCTGGCCCACGCTGAACTGAAGGCGGCCCCGATGGCATCAAAAGCGTCGAAGGCTTTCGCCATCAATCCGCTGCTGTCCAGCCATTCGTAGATTTTCTTGCCGACCCATTGACCCAACTCAAAAGAGGCCCACAGCGCGGCCACCGGCATCAGGATGCGCGAGAAAAGCGCCATCAGCAACAATGGAAACTGTTTCAGCATTCCGCCAGCCCCTGCAACCGACAAACCACCAGCCCCGCCCGCGCCTGGCGCACCCTGGCGCGCACCCATGGGCTTTGTCAGTGCTGTCCAGATGCGTTGGTACCAGCGTTCTTTTTTTCGCTCAGCGCTTCGCCCGAACAGGGAGAAGAGGCCGCGCCCCAGTGGCCCCACCACATCCGTCACTTCCTTCATTGCATTGATCGTGGGGTCCACGTTGTCTGTGCCCTGAAGCGTGGTGCTCAGCCTGCCAATAGATTCGGACAGGGATTTAAAGCCCCCCGGTTCACTGCCACCTGGCAGGCCTGGCGCACCAAGTACGCCGGTGCCAGTTGAGCCACGTTTTTGACCGGCTACAAACCGCCCGTTTGCTGTCCGCTGTTGCGGTACCGCCACCGCCGTGGTGCTGGTCGACCGCGTGTTGACGCGAGAG